CGATCTGCATTACGACAAATGTTTCGGTGTCTGCCACGATGTAAACTTTCGCTTGGCCCAATCGATCCAGCCCAGATCAGGATTGATCGTGCGGCTCAGCTTCACCTTGGCGAGGGGATCGGTCTTGTCGTCGACCTCCTGCATCACCTGAATGAAGCCGTCGATATCGGCCTTGAATTTGATCCGACGATCCGCACGGTCGGTCAGCAGCCGCATCGTCAGCGGTGACAGCATAGTCGGCTGACCATTGGCGACGAGAATGTCGGCCACGTTCGGAACGTAGGGGCTGAACTGCGCGCCGTTCTCCGACGCAAACACGAAGAGACGGCCAAGCTTGGCCGCAGCAGGAAGTTGGCCCCGGACGACGACTTCGTCGCCGGGACCAACCCGTAGTGTATTGCCGACCGGCACACGCATTATCGCGGACCTGTCAGAACCACCACTGCGATGACGTTAGTCGTCGGGCCAGCGGCGCTGACGAGCCGGACAAAGGCATCAGGCTTGCACGGCAACGTCGCCGTGCAGATCGATCCCTTCACCGCGCCCGCAGGCAGGATGATCTTGGATTCCACTTCGCCCCGCGCACCCCAGTTGGATGCGCAGGAAATCACTTCAGGCACCGCGACGAATGCGCCGGGTACACAAGGGTCCAAGTCGCTGGCCGGAGCCGCACGCACAAAGAACTCAGCATCCGCAACGAGGTCAGCCGTGACCTGAAACGTGAAACTGAAACTGGTGTGCTTGCGGATGTCGACAGGATTCCCTGTAGCCCCGGCCCACGCGATGATGCCTTGACTCTGGATCGCAGTGTTGAGGTTCATCGCGCTTCCTTTCGGTTTACTTCGGACCGGACAGGACCGCTACGGCCCGAACATTGGCCGCACCGACCCCGACCAGCTGAACAAAAGCGTCCGGCTTGCACGGCAACGCGGCCGTACAGATCGAACCCTTCTTGGCACCAGCAGGCAGCACGATGGTTGCCTGCGGCAGCGGCTGGACGCCCCAGCCTGCTGTGCAGGTCAGGACTTCTTCCACCGGCACGAAAGTGCCGGGGACGCACGGATCGACGTCGCTTGCGGGGGCCGACTGCACGTTGAATACAGCGTCCGCTGCGAGGTCAGCAGTGACCTCGAAAGTGAAGCTGTAGCTGACGTGCTTGCGGATATCGATTGGCGCGGACGCGGTGCCGGACCAAGCGATGATTCCCTGATTCTGGGATGCACCGTTGAGGTTCATGATTCAATACTCCTGATGAGGTTGTTGCGGGATGGCTTACGGGCCGACCACAAGGATCGACGCCGCCGGGCAGCACGCAACGAAGCCGCCATCTTCGGCACCGAACGAGTAGGCAACGCACCACGCGGTGCTCTTGCCTTCCCACTGCTCGATCCAGAGCGGGCGCTTGTTGACGACATAGTACGCCTGTTTCCATGCGCCTGTCGCGGAGATGAACGACCCGGTGACGAACGGAGCCGCCGCAGTGCCCAACGTCAGACCCTGCGTCGGGTCAGGCAGACAGTTGGAAATGCGGATGCGCTCGCGCACATCGTCGGGGGAGTAGGTCATCAGACCGTCGCCGAACAGGAAGCGTCCGGTGGAGTCCACCATCGCCGCGAAGTAGGCGAAAGTGTTCTGGTGCATGACCGTGGTGACCTCGCCGTACTCCAGCGGGACGCCGCCCTGATAGAGGCGGAAGTCGACGTGGGACGGCAGGTTCGACGGCGTTGCGCGCTTGGCAAAGCAGTCGTTGGTCAGCCAGCCCAGCGGCTCGTTGATGCCATCGCCAACCATGGTGGCGCGGTTGCGGTTGATCCGGTAGGACCGCGCAGCTGCGTTATACATGAAGTTGAGGAGGTCGTAGTTGGCTTCCGCCAGCACCTTGCGCTGGAAACAGAACACGCCACGGAAGTCCGACACGTTGCCGTTCTTGAAGGTGATGTTGCCTTCCGGGCCGTACTCCGCATCGCACTTGGCATCGCAATCGTACTGGCCGATTGCACCGTAGTCGTTGACCTGCGGATACATGAACTGCGACTTGCCAACCGAAACCGAGTTGTACAGGTCGAGCAGTTCGGCGCACTCAACGATACAGTTGAGTTCGATGCCCAGCATCTCGGGGCTGAACAAAGCTGAGTCGAGGCTGGATGCTTCGAACGCCTTGGTCTCTTCCGGGGTGAAGGTGCGGCGGATCTTGTCTTTCGACTCGATGCCGACCTGCATCATCTTGCGCACCGCGCTGCGGTAGTCCTTGGCGATGACGAGGTTGTTCATGTCGGGCTTGAAGTCCCACTCGGAGCCGCCCTTGAACAGGTAGGCCCGGCGCTGGAGTTCGACGGCCGCTGCGCGGTCGCTCTCTTCCAGATCCTTGCCGCCCTTGATGATGGGCTGGTCGAGTTCCTTCTTCACCTGATTGAGCGCCTGCTCGTACATCTGGAGCTTGGTCACCGTCTCGGCGTAGTCGGCGGCGTGCTTCTGCACGGCTGCCTTCAGTTCGTCGTTGGTCGCCTTGACACCGCTGTAGTGGTTGGTGAGGTCGGTGAACTGGACTTCGGCGTCCTTCTTCGACTTCTCGATGGCCGCAACGATGTTGGCCATTTCTGCCGTCAGCGGCGCGAGCAGCGCCTCTGCCGTTTTTGCGTCAGCTGGTGCTTCCTTGGTGATGTAGGAACCACGGGATACGCTCGACATGAGCGCGTTCTTCTTCGCGATGTTCATGGTCTGAGACCTTGCTTTAAGGGAGTTGCGCCCGTGCCTTTGCAATCAGTTCCTGCATAGGCTTGAGCATGGATACATCCAGCAAGGGATGCGGTACGCATTTTTGATCGCCCACCGGGTCAATCGATGCGCCTGACTCCGACTCTCACAAACCCCGTCAGCTACAAGAGCCTTTTCGAAGTCGGTGACAGTATCCAGTTCGGCTTCTGATGAAGCCGTCTTTACGAACGTCATCACGGCGTCCTTCTGACTGGGGAAGGTCACAATGGACACCTCCATCAGATCGCCTTTGGTGACGATGAGCCACGGATCGTCTTCGTTCTCCATGGCATCGTTGAAGTGAAACTCTTCCAGCGAGAAGCCGACCGAGAAGTTCAGCCCGCCGTTCTGCTTCAGCACGGTGTGCACGTCCTTGACGTAGCTGACGTCCATGTACAGCTGCCCTTCAAGCAGCAGCTTGTCGTCGACCGTCTCCAGCTTCTTGATCTTGCCGCCGACCTTGTTCCAGTCGTGCCCGACCAGCAGCTGCACGCCGCCGGGGCCAGCGAGACCCTTCTTCTTGATGCTCTCGTCGAATGCCTTGGCCATGACCTTGTGGCCATGACGGTCCGTCGAGGCAGTCGAAGCAATGCCTGCAATGTAGCCTTCGGGAATCCCGGACGTGTCGCTCAGCTGAATCGGCGTGAACGACAGGTCGCACTGGATTTTGTCTCCCGCTTCCCATTGCTGTTTCATTGCAAGGCTCTCCCGCCATTGTCTGCTGGTGGATTTTCAGGGTCCGGTCCACCGTCACGACCGGGCAGCTGCGGCACCTTCGCGTCGAGCGGCGGCAGCTTGTCGTTTTCGTTGAGTGAGTTCGCCGCTGTCTTCGGCTCGAAACCGAGAATGTCGCGCTTCTCGTTGTTCGACATGAAGGTGACTTGGCTCAAGGTCTTGCCGAGATTGGCCCGGCCTTCCCAAAGCGCAGGCACCTTGTCGAGATCGAAACTGATGCGCGCACCGGGCGGGCAGATGCTTTGCGTCATGCCTGACGCAATCGGCACAAGGTAGCAAGGCACGACCGTGTCCTGCCAGTAACTGAGCCTGCTCTCGACGTAGTTGCTGGCGTACTTGGCTGCATCGGCGCTGCCCAGTCCAAGGAGGGCAACAGGAACGCCGAATACGCCAGCAATCTGTCGTGTCATGTCATCCAGCGGGAGCTTGGCGTGGATGTCGCCCAACTGATTGTCGAGCGTGTGCACCTTCACGTCCGTGTTGTAGAGGAACAGGATTTCGCCTGAGTGTTCGCCGCCGCTACCTGCTTCCTCAAGGTGCTTGGTGAGAGCTTCCTTCTGTTGGCGGGTGATGGTCTTCTCCGCCGTGATCACGTACTTGACGTTCGGATGTCCAGATGCGGTGTCGAGTGCGCGCTGCATCAGCGCGTTGATGATGCGCAGCGGGATGTTGAGAGATTCGATGGCTGCCGGAGCCTTGTTGTACTCGACCATGCCGGTGAGGCTGGGGAAAGCGATCTCGGCCGCGTAGGATGTGCTGGCCACTCCGCCGCGTTCGGCTGTGCGCCGGGAGGGGAGAACCGTCATGTTTTCCCCAGTGCCGTACTCATACTTATCCACAACGCCACGGTTGTTGAGAACTCCACGGACGTGCTTGGCCGCCAGTGGATAAAGCCCGTTCGGGGTATTGTTGGTGCCGACGCCGACCTTGAAGTGCGCCCGCGCGTACAGCATCAGGTTCAGCGCGATCCAGTACTGCATCTGCTGGGACGTGTAGGTGTCGTTGGGCGATTTGAGAAGCTCGTTGATCGCCTTGATCTTGCCGGGCGGGGCTTGTTCGGAAGTGCGGGTGTCAGGATCGGCTTCGCAGAACCACGGCACTGACTGGACTGAGGAAGCGATGAAATTGGTGATGCGGTACAGCTGCGGCGACTGCCGCTGTGCGCTGTCGGCAGTGACGATGGCGGTACTGGACAGGAAGCGGACCGACTGGCCGCCCATCACATAGATGGGCGACATCGGCTCGTCAGCGTCACTGCGCTCCGGCTTTTTCTTGGTGAACCAGTCGGAGAACGACATCAGTGCAGCCGCCTCTGCATAACCGGAGTGACCTTGGCCTGATTGTCCAGCATCGAGGCCAGCGCCGCCATGGCGCGGTAGATATCGACAACAGTCTCCGGCGTGGCGGGGTTTTCGCCATAATAGTCCGCTGCCCTGTTACAGGCATTGGCCAGTCGCTGGAGATCGCTGTCCATCGGATTCAGACTTGTCGGCGGACGATAGTGGCGGCGCGGCGTGCTGTGAGCGCGCTGGCCTGCACCACCTTCGGCGGGGCCGACTGCGGCGCGTGGCTCTGTCGCGGCGTGGTCATCGTGCGAGTGATCGGCGCATGCTGACTCTGGCTTGTGCCCGTCCCTGTTCGTCGCGCGTAAGAGCGACCTCCACCGCAACCACATCCCATCCTTCATCTCCTTACCACATCTTGAGTTTGAGCACGCCACCGGTTTCGTCATCGTCCAGTGCGGTTTCGATGGCGACGTCCTCGACGGCGTAGCGTGTTGCGTCCCAACCATGATTGAACGCATCGACCGGAGTCGAGAGAGCTTGGTTCGTCAGCTTGTCGGTCATCCAGCTGTAGAGATGCGCTTCTTCCTGCATCTTCTCGCAGTTGGGGTCGATGATAATCTCAAAGCCCTGCAAAAACAGGATGCCCGACTTGACTGAGCCGGGGCCTTTTCGTGCCGGTACGGCGTTTATGCCGCGAGACTGTAGAAACTCGATGGTGCCGGGCTGGCTTGAGTCGCAACAGACCCTGTCGCCGTCTTCGCGGGTGACGCTGCGCACCATGTGCGGCAGCTGATCCATGGTAACGCGGCCCGATGACTCGTTGGCGATGTAAATCTGCTTCTGTTCTGCAAAGACAAATATCTTGACGACAAAAGAAGGATCGCTGCCAAAACCAAAGTCCATACCGTAATAAGGAGCAGTGTTCGCAGGTACGACAGGCCGCCCGACCCGGACGTTGGTGAAGACCTTGGTTTCGTAGGAGACATCGTAAGCGCCCTCCCACACATGCTGGTATCGAGCGAAGTTGCCGTCCTTCAGAACCTGCATCTCGCCGGGCATTTCGGTGTTTTCAAAAAACGGATTGTCCCGGTAGGAGACTTCGGTGACGATACTGCGCGGCGGAGGCTCGCCTTTCCTGAAGTAGGCATCGACGGGG